GTGGTGATCGATCCCGAGACGATCGCCGGCCTGTTCGGCGTCGCGGTGGTGGCCGGCGCGGTCGATGCCATCGCGGGCGGCGGCGGGCTGATGACGCTCCCCGCGCTCCTGCTCGCCGGGCTCGATCCGGTGAGCGCGATCGCCACCAACAAGCTCCAGGGCACCGCCGGCTCGACCTCGGCGACGCTCGCCTTCGCCCGGCGCGGCCTGATCCGCTGGCGGGAGGCCGGCCCGGCCGCGCTCGCCGCGGGCCTTGCCGCCATCGGCGGCTCGCTCTGCGTCAGCCTGCTGCCGCGCCCGGTGCTCGACGCGATGGTGCCGGTGCTGCTCGTGGGCATCGCGCTCTACTTCGCCACCGCCCGGCGGATGAGCAGCGAGGACGCGACCGCGCGGATCGGCCCCGGCCTGTTCGCCCTGACGCTCGCCCCGGCGGTCGGCTTCTACGACGGCGTGTTCGGTCCCGGAGCGGGCTCGTTCTACATGATCGGCTTCGTGACCCTGCTCGGCCTCGGCGTGGTGCGGGCGACCGCGCACACCAAGCTGTCGAACGCCGCGAGCAACATCGGCAGCCTCGCCCTGTTCACCATCCAGGGCGTGGTGGTCTGGCCCGTCGGCCTCGCCATGGCGGTGGGTGCCTTCATCGGGGCGCAGGTCGGCTCGGCGCTCGCCGTGCGCCTCGGCGCCCGGCTGATCCGCCCGCTCCTCGTCGTGATCGCCTGCGCGATGGCCCTGCGGCTGCTGTCGAACCCGGCCAATCCCCTGCGGCAGGCCGTGGCCGGGTTCTTTGGCTGATCGCCGGGGCTGCGACGCGGCGCGGACTCGCGCCGACCGTCTTCCAGAACTAGAACAAAAATAGTACGAATGGACCGGGGCGCGATCGGCCCGAACAGGAGAACCCCATGGCCTTCAAGCCGAAATCCGCCGCCGAGACCAAGGCCCGCGACCTCGGTCTGGCGCTTGCCCGCCTCGCCGAGAACGAGGGCGTGCCGGCCAGCATCGGCATCGACGCCCTGCGTCGCGCGAGCCCGCGCCTGACGCCGCTGGCGATCGAGCAGATGGTGCGCAAGCAGCGCGACACGGTGGAGGCGACGCTGGCCGAGCGCGGGCTGGCGCTCACCGACTACGCCGACCAGGGGCCGAGCCGAGGCATGGAATTCACGATCGAGTCGGCGGCCTGAACGCAGGCGAAGTGCGCCGACCAAGGGCCGGCGCGACGATCCGAACGTCTGGCCGTGAGACGGACCGACGACGACACACGGCGCAGCTCTGCACCTGATCGACCGTTCGTCCAATTGTGGAAAGGTTTGGCTCCCCGAGCAGGACTCGAACCTGCGACAAAGCGATTAACAGTCGCTTGCTCTACCAACTGAGCTATCGGGGATCACCCGGCCGCCTCGGCGGCGCTGGGGGGTCATTAGCCTCGCTCGATTGCCGGCGCAAGGGTCTCGGGCGATTCCGGCGGCGCTTTTTTGCGAATGGCCGCGGTTGCCTCGCCGCACGACGGTTCCGTGACGATCGCGCCGGAAAGGGCGTTGCCGAACGGCCCGCGGCTCTGCTAAGGACGCCTCGCTCCGGGCCGGCCGCCCCGCCGGAGCTTCGCGCTTTCGAGCCGCGAACGAGGCCTCGTGGCGGAGTGGTTACGCAGAGGACTGCAAATCCTTGCACCCCGGTTCGATTCCGGGCGAGGCCTCCAACTTACACCTAAACTGCTTGAAAACATAGCTAAATCTCCTCAGTTTGGGTGCCCGATCCGATTTGGGTTGGAACCTTGCGCGGCGCGAGCTTGGAATTTGCCACGCTGTTGAGGTGCCGCTGCTCAACCGCACGGGTGTATCGCTCGACCTCGGCCAGCGATTTGTGCCCCGTGATGCTCGCGATTTCGTGAGGACTGCATCCGGCCTCGGCGAGGCGACGGGCGGCCGCCTTTCGTAGCCCATGGGCCACACAGTCGTCCGAGAGACCCGCTGCGTCGATGGCGTCCGCCATCTTGTTGCCGAGCCCCTTGGTCGAAAAGGCCTTGCCGTGCGCGGTCGCGACGATGGGGCCGTTGTTTTTCGGCCACGCAGCCAGCACCTCGAGCAAATCGGGGTGAAGCTGTAGCTCGAGCTTCGTGCCAGTCTTCTCTTGCTGGACGTGGATCCATCTGCCGTCCAGGCTCACGTCGCGCCACGCCATGCGCGCGACATCGACCACGCGTTGGCCGGTGTAGAGGAACAGGGCGAACAGGGTCCGCTGCTGCGTGCCGAGGGGCCAGCGGGCTTCGAAGGCCGCGACCTCCTGCTCGGTCCAGGTGTGGTGCTCGCCCTCCTTGAGCTTTTTGATGTGGAGGGTCGGGTCGTCCTTCCGGTAGCCCCGGTTGATAGCGAACTTGACGAGGATGCGCAGCTTCTTGAGCGCATCGTTGGCCGCCGACGGCCGATCCACCCGCTTCGCCATGATCCGCTCGACCACGACGCGCTGCATCCCAGCGACCGGCCGGCGACCGATGTCCTCGAGCAAGAACAGGCGCTCGTAGGCCAGCCGATAGGCTCGGCGGGTCGGCGCCTTGAGCGAGATGAACTGCGCGCTCTCGAAATACTCGGCCAGCAGCCGGTCGAAGGTGCCGGGCCCGCCGCGCTCCTTCACCTTCTCGACCGTCGTCATGGCCAGCGCCGCCTGATACGCGACCATGAACGGCTCGGAGCCGGGCAGGCCGGGCAGCGGCGTGCGTTTGCCGCCGGGGCGGCGGAAATAGTATCGCACCGTCCCGTGCCCGTCGCGGAAGTGATCCACGTATCGCAGTCGCAAGCGGGTCACTGCCAGTCTTCCCAGCCGTCTTGCTCCGCGGGGTTTATGCCGCGCTCGGGCAGGGCGGCGAAGAACGCCTCGATCTTGCGCCGATCCCACAGGATGCGCGTGTTGACGACCTTCGGCTGCGGCATGCGCCCGTCCCGGACCATCTCGTCGTACATGGCGGGAGAGACCCCGACGTAATGGGCTGCCTCGACTCTCGAGAGGCCGAGAGGCAGGAAAGCCAGTTCGGCGCTCGTGTCTCGAGGCGTGGGAGAGGTTTTTACCCTACCCATCCCGACCCCCTCCGTCCTCGTCTCTTCCGCATCCCTGGGTGAGGGCGGTACGGCGAGCGTGTACGGCCGCGCGGCGCCGGATTTCGCAATCATCACAGTGCAGCGTTCGCTTGGCGGCGACCATGTGCGCCTCGCAGGCGAAGCAGCGACCGGAATACATGCCGGGATGCAGGACGCTGATGCGCGGCGCGGTGAAGGCGGCCCCGAGCGCGTCGGGCCCTGGCCTGGCAGGCTCCCACTCAACGGGCTCCAGCCACATCCTGTCGGTCGCTCTGGCGACCTCGCCGATGAACCGGGCGAGCGTCTCGTCGGGCATCGGTTGATCCGGCTCGTCCAGCGTTTCGCCGGCCCATCGGCTGATGTTCGCGGCGAGAAGAGTGGCGCGCTTCGCAAACAGTCGGTTCGTCAGCTTCTCACGCATCCCGCCCCTCCTGCTCTTCGAGAGCGGCGCGGCCGGCGTTCAGAAGGGCGACCAGTTCGGCCGCCTCCGCTTCGGTCCTGGCCATGAAGATCCCATCGTCGCCGCGGTAGACGTTGCGGAGCATGCTGTGACCGACGCGGAACTCGGGTTCCTCCCGCGCCCCGTCCTCGCGCTCGCGGTCCTTCGACCGGAGGGCGGCGATAGCGGCGGCGGCTTCGGGGATGCCGGTGACGCCGTTCTCCAGTGTGTCGGCGAGATAGATCGTGCAGGGCTTGATGTGCTCCCGCAGGATCGCCTCGATCTCGGCGATGGTCTCGCGCTCACTGGCCATGGCTAGTCTCCGCGGGCGTGACCTCAGCAGGCTTCGGCGCCGCCGGTCGGAGCACCAACATCGTGCTGTGATTGTCGTGCGGCCTCTCAATGCCGAAGTCGCGGAGCCAGCCGCCGCGCGTTTCGGCGAACTGGCCCTTGCAGACCGTGATTTCGCGCAGGCCGTCGTGCAGCGTATCGAGGATCGCAGTCTCGGCCTTGGTCTCAGGCGTGAGCACCACCTGAGTGAGGCCATCCGCGAGGTAGAAAGCGCATTTCATGGCTGGTCCTTCACGAGAGCGAGCGCATCTTTCAGCGCCTTGATGCGGATGGCACAGGCGAGGGCGTCGATGCCCCGCCCGGCGGCGACGTGCTGGATGCGCCAGCCCTCGGCCTGCTCGATGAGCTTGCGGATGCCGGCTTGGGGGCTCATCGCGTCTGCCCCTCCTGCGTCGAGGCATCGGCGGATGCGGGCGCTTCCGTGGTGGCGGGCTGGGCTGTGGCTGCGGCGTACCGGCCCTGCTTCAGGCGTCGGATCGCGTGGCGGCGGGTGAGGTAGCCCAGCGCGTTGTAGACCTGCTTTTGCGTGACGGTCGGGTCGCGTTCCTGTGCCGCCGCCACGATGTCGCCGACCCGCAGGTCTGCACCTGGGCTGAAGAGGCCGCCGACGAAGCGCAGCAGATCGCTCGCCAGCGGCAGTGGGGCGGCCCTTTGGCTCGCGAGATGGGCGGCGACTGCCTCTCGCTCGTCGTGGTTCATCGCGTCGATCAGGAGCGCGCAGGCTCGAACGATGCTGCTCACCGCTTCCCCTCCGTGCTGTCGGGCTGGGTGGCGGCGAGGGCGGCGCGGACTTGCTCGGCAATCAGCCTCGCCAAGCCTTCGCGCAGGTTGTCAGCTTCCTCCCGCGCCTCGTCCCGCTCCTTCTCCGCGGCATCGACCCGCCCGGCCTTGGCGATGAGATCGGCGACTTGCGGAAGATCGAGCGCGGCGCCCGCCATTCTTCGGGCGACGCGGACCCGAGCGCTTGGGGCGGACAGGATTGGTTCTGGGCCGTAGTACTCCGGCCTGCCAAGATGGTGTGCGTCCGGATCGATGATGCGGGCGATCTGATCGACCAGCCCCTCCCGCAGGGCGTCGAGATCAATCGCCATGGCCTACTTCCCCTCTGCGGGAGTGGAGGACGTGGCGGGGGTGGGCAGAACGATCCAATCTTCCTCAAGCTGATCGCAGCGCGTCGGAGTCCAAGGGGTGATAACGCCACTGTCATAGACCAGTGCAAGGTAGGAGAGCGCTGGAGATTTTGGCCTAGTCAGCCGAACGCTCTTGCCGGGCTTCCAAGCTTTTCGCCGGCAGGATGCGCCCCGCTTAATCGCCGCAAGAGCGAATTCGTAGCCCTCGCCGCCCGCGCTTCCGTGTGCCGGGGCGGCGAGGAATTCGGACGATCTGCCGGCTATCCCGGCGCCGGCAGCCATCAGCGCCAGCCAGGTCTCCTCAAACGTCGCCAGCGCGCCTTCCATCTCCTCCGGCAACTCGGGCGCACGTTCCCAGCGAACGATCAGAACTCGCCCCGCTTCGTACAAGTCGTTCCACGCCGGTCGGACGATCTCCCGCCCGCCGCCCGCCGCGGGCTCGGGTGCGGCGGCTGTTTTCCAGCCGTGATGCCAGCAGAAAGCGGCGTAGGCGGCCACGTCGAGCGGATCGCCCTTGCCGACGTGGCGCAACAGATCGCGTTGGCAGTCGGTGGCCCAATCGTCCTTGAGCCAGCCGTTCTGCCAGCCGTACTTTGCCTCGGACGCGCGTAGCTTCGACTTCAGCGCCGCCGCAAAACGGTCAACGAGATCGTCAGTAGCGATCTGCTCCGCCGCCCCGCCCCCGGCCGGAGGGGTGTCTGGTCGCCCGGACGGGGTGGCGAGGAGGCGTTCAACGTGCGGCAAGATTTGCCACAGAGCTTCGGCGCCATCGTCGGCAGTCCCAGGGTATTTATCCCAAACCTCAATGGTGTCCTTGATCGTCTTGACCAAGCTCTCAACATTTCGCCGCATCTCATCCGGCACCGGCCCTGCGGACGACGCGAGGGCGGCGGAAGCTTCCGACAACGTGCCAACCCAGGCCCGCAGCGCGCCATGACTCGGCCATGACGGGGGCGCGATCAGGTGAGTGTCGCGTGTGGTTTCTAGACCCTCACGAGAGCGCTGCTCGGTGTCGAAGTCCAGCCAGTATTCTATCAGCTTCGCGATGACCCGGAGCTGGCTAGCGATCGTCACCGGATCGGAGGCGCCGGCCTCCAGGGTGTGGGGCTCGGACATCATGCCAGCACCCCTTCGCGACGGGCGATGGCCATGTATTTCGTGATCTTCGCTTCTTTCGCCGCGACGGTCTCGGCGGCCGGGATCGGGTTGCCGATGTCGCCGTGATTGTGGAGGATCCGCGCCACCGCGATCAGGTCATGCAGCTCTTCGACGATCCGCTCCGCGTTGGTGAGCGGCTGGCCCGCCTGGACCTCGGCAAGGCCGAAGCGCAGCGCCTTCATCACGCGCTGGCCGACCTCGTCGCATTCCTCGGCGAGGCACAGGAATAGGTGCTCGGTCTCGGTCATCTCAGCGCGCTCCAGTTGAGAGCGCCTGAGCGCTCAGGCGTGACGGGTCGTTCGGTGAAGTCGTGTCCCGACCCCCATCCGCATCGCTCTTCGTGGGGCGGGGGGTGTCGCAGACGATGGGGCGATGGCTGTGGTTGGCGAAGCCCCAGTTGCCGTTCGGCTGAGTCGCGTCGGTGAAGCCTTCGCAGGCGTCGCAGAGCGGCGTGCCGCAGACGAACTGTCCGGTGTGGCTGCACTCGGTCACGGCCTGCTCGCCGCACACACCGCAGCGGATGCCCCGATGCTTCTCGCAGAACTGGCCTTCGACCACGGGCGCGCCGCAGCGGCTCTGGTAGGCGGGGACATATCGGCAGGAGGGCACCACCCCCTCACCCGCCTCTTGGATGCGCGAGGTCATGGGGTGTCTCCGAGCTGCGATAAATCTGGTCGGAAGAAGCCGTGCAAACTCTTGCATGAGGCAAAGGGAACTGAATTAGAATTTGAGCCCTTGTTATTGTATGTGGAAGGTAAATCCCGTGCCCGGGCGCATCTTAATGTCCTTTGTATATTTTGGATTAGCCGTAGGTCCCGCGCTGTCACAAGCGCCTGACATGCATCAGCATAGTCGTTCACAGGCGCCGAATATGCCTCCTGTGCGTGAGACGGTGCCGGATAGTGTCCGTCCAAGCACTCCATGGACAGATCCAGAAACAACGCGCGACCTTGGAGAGAATCGGCAACGAGGTGCTGTCCCCGAAGCTGATAAATAGCTTTACCTGCAAATCTTTCGATGGCCAGAGGGCTAGTCATGTCTCTTGGCCTCCACGCTGGCCGGATGGCCGGGCGATGAGACAGGGCGGGCGGAGAGGACGGCGCTCATGGGCAGAATTGAACGTTCCGCCAAGCAGTTAACATCTGATAGTCGGCAATTTTCCGGCAAGCTCCACGCAAGCAATTTATGATTGCTGCTATTCGTGTGCTGGACCCAACTCCTGTGACTGCCAGGACGAGATGATCCGCTGTACGGGAAGCTGCGCCGATGACCGACCTGTCCGCCGACGACAAGAACGCACTCAACGAGCTTGCCTTCTACATGCTCAAAGAGGCCTACACCGCCTCTGTGCAGGCGTTCGTTCGAAGTGATGCAGAAGCCGCGCGCAAGCTTATCGATGGTGTCGAAACGATCCTGACGGCGGCTGTGCAGGCCATGCACAGCGCTGAGACTGAAGGGCCGCGCTCGCGTGAGATCGCCTTGGCGCTCGGATCGAAGCTGATGGGCGTCTTCGAGAGCGCGCATCATCTGCCGGCGGTCGTCCGAACACCTGAAGCAGTAGCGTCGGCGCCGACGGACCTGCTGGCCGGACGGCAGGCCTTTGCCTTCTTCGCGACGCTGAAGGCTGCCTGAGGCGCAGGCCACTTGCGGCAGGCCGCCCGCGAAGCTATCGATGACGAGCGAGCGCATCAGATCGCTCCCCGAGTCGGAGAGGTCTCTCGGATGAGGGTGCGGCAGTGACGGGCGGGCGGGGCGCCGGAGATCGCGGCCAGGGCTCTCGCTACGAGGCTGCCGGCCGAGGGTGAAGCCGGTGCGGGCCGCGCCGCATTCTCGTCGGCGGCGAACAGGCGGACCGTGAGGACCAATCGCTCCAGCTCGGCGAGCACGGCGGCATCACGCTCGGCCGCCTGAACGAGGCTGTAGGTCTCGGGGCAGTCGGGGCGAACACCGATGCTGACCGCCTCACGGCGATAGCGGTCCTGACGCACCACCATACTCTGGAGGCCGGAGGATAAGCCGGAGAGGTCGAAGTCGGCGAGGTCGGACGCGCTCAGCATGTGCGCGCCTCCGGGCAATCGACAATGCGCTCCAGGGCTTCGCGGCGGCCGGGCGTGAGCCGGCGGTAGTTCTCGACCAGCCTGACCTCGCGGGGCGAGAAGGCGCCGCGGCCCGCGACGCCGGTCAGGAGGAAGCCGGGATCGATGTCGAAGAAGCGGGCGACCTTCGCGACTTCGGCCGCGCTGAGGGATTGCGTGCCGCGCTCGACCTCGCTGAGAAGAAACGGCGCCCATTCGAGCGCGACGGAGGCCTCCCGCTGCGGCAGGCCCTTCCGCTTCCGAGCTGCGTAGATGCGCCGACCGATGGCGCGATCGTCAGGGTTAACAGGCCGGGGCATCGATGCGCGCCTTTCCTGATGCGAGACTGGTTCATCGGCGGGTGACGCGGCCGTCGAAGCCGCGCTTGAGGCCGGAGGCTTTGGAGCCCGGCATGGGCCGGCCCTTGGGCCGCTCGAAGCCGAGGATGGAGCGCTTTTGCGCTTTGGCGTCGGCGATCACCGCGAGGTCGCCGGTCGGTCCGTGCGTCTTGGTCTGGGCGCACAGCTCGTGGACGATCGCCCGGTTGCCGAAGTCGTTGGTGCCGCCGAGGCCGAGCGCGCGCAGGTGCTCGTCGATCAGCCTCTTGCCCGGCCGCATGAAGAGGCCGCACAGCGGGCAGATGCCCTTCTGCTGCTCGTAGAGCTCGAGCTTTTGCGAGGGCGTGAGGGGCCGGCGCGCGGTGGTGCCGACGTCCTCGTAGGTGACGGCGTCGCAGCGGATCATAGCGCGCTCGCCTCCTGTGGCGTGCGGCAAGCGGTCCACCAGCGCCTCACGTATTCCTGCAGGAAGACCTCGCGCTCGCACTTCGGGCAGTCGAGGCAGGTGATCCGCTCCTGGCCCCAATAGGTGACGTGGCCTTGAAGAACCTCGCCGTCCGTCATCGGGATTTCGTGCCGACAGTGCGGGCAGGTGACGCTGTCGCCGCTCACGACCGACTCCCCATCGCAGCAAGGGCGACCTCGACGGACTCGCAGGCAGCGTTTGGCAGGACGCAATGCGCGTCCGGATCGCGGTAACTGCTGCGGACGGCTTCCAGGCCGGCGCCGGCCGGGCCGAAGGCGTTCACGGCGCGGCAGATGTCGGCGGCGGCCTTCGCGCTGAGCGGGCCGTCAATCTGCATGTGCTGGCCCTTGGCGGGATCGCCGAAGCTGATCCACGTCGTGCCGTCGGGGCGCTGGCCGAAGGTGGCCGGGAGCGGGAGATGGGCGAGGCGGGCAGCGGCCATAATCAGCGACCCTCCGCCTTGGCGACGGCGGCCTCGCTGCGCTCCAGCAGGAGCGCGAGCGGCACTTCGGCGACGGACTCCCCTCGGTTCTTGAGGACGACCTTCGTCTGGTCCGCGTCGATGTTGAGCCCCGAGACGATGAAGCGGGCGAAGCCGAGCAGGCCCTTGAGCTGCACCAGCATCTCGGGCGCCGCCGCCAGCACGCGACCGTTCGCCTCGCACTCGGCAGCGAACGCCCCGTCCTTCTCCTGATCGCGGCAGAGGAAGTCGTCGGGCGCGCTGACCCGGGCGATTACCATGCTGCTTTCGTCGTGCTGGACGTCGTGGTTCTCGACGTCGAACACCCACGGTCCTGCTGTGTGCTGCGCGCTCATCACAGCCACCCGAGCGTGCGAGCGCAGAGGACGGCGCCGACCGCGGCGGCGACCCACGCGCCCGGCCCGGCGATCACGACGGCCAGGACAGTGCTCGGGTTCAAGCGCGGCTCAACAGCCGCCGACGGACGCGGATTCATCGTAGACCTCGGGGCAGGGGGTGTTGCCGTTGGCGGCGACCGGGCGGCGGCGCTCGGCCGCGTCCAGCAGATGCGTTTGCGAGACGACGAAGAAGGTGACCGTCGCGAGCACGAAGGCGGCGCAGGCGACGGCCAGGGCGAGGCCAGCCATGAACTCGGCGGTCATGACGCCCGAGCCTCGGTCAGCTCGGCCCGCAGCGCCCGGATCGTGGCGTCGCGCTCGCCGACGATGGCGGCGTAGCGGTTGGCCAGCGCCCGCTCATCGTCCCGCTCCTGCGCGATGTCCTCGACCTGCTTGGCGGCAGAGAACTTCGGCGGGAACAGTGCGGCGCGGAACAGCTCCTTCGCCGCCTCGGGAAGGGCGTCGTACTGCCCTTCCCGGTCGACGATCTCCAAGCCGCGCCGCAGCAGGATCGCGACGGCGACGGGGTCGGTGAGGCCGTCCGGAACCTCGGTACGCACCGGCGGCGACAGGTCGATCGAGCCCTGCACGATGGCGATTGCAGCGGAGCCCATGGCGGTCAGGCCGCGGCGGGGCTGACGAACCCGGTCTCGTAGGCGCCGCGGGCGAACGAGGCGTCCGCAGCAGCACCCGACCGGCCGTAGGCGAACTGCTCCTCCGCACGGGCGAGATCGGCACAGGGCGCGGTTTCCGTGGTGCCGTAGAGAGCGGCGGTGACGGCGGCGCCGCGGTCGTGGGCGGCAGCGGTCAGCGCGGCGTCGGCGGCCTCGGCCGTGTCGGCCCGGCGCATGGCGGTCGAGAGGATCGCCCGGTTGTTGCGCTCGATGCGGGTCTTCAGGGCGTCGGCGAGATCGGTCTCGCTGGCGTAGGTGGTCGAGGTTGTCGATCCGGCGGGCTTGGGCGAGCTGATCGAGGCCTTCGCCGAGGTCGGAATCACTCAGGACGACAAGCTGCTGATCGGCGTGAGCCAAGGCTATGGCCTGATGAACGCGATCAAGACGGCGGAGCGGAAGTTGGCGTCCGGCACGCTCCGGCACTCGGGCTCCGGCCTTGCGGCGTGGTGCGTGTCGAACCTCAAGATCGAGCCGACCGCGACCGCGATCCGAGCGACGAAGCAGAACGCGGGCGACGCCAAAATCGACGCCATCATGGCGGTATTCAATGCGGTGGCGCTGATGGCGACCAACCCCGAGCCGGCCAACACCCGCTCCGTCTACGAAACGCGCGGCCTGCGGGTCGCCTGAGGAGGCGACATGGCCCCACAGGACGAGCGGCCCGCCAAGGCGCCGCCGATCACCATCAGCATCCAGGTGTTTCGCGAGATCGTCGGCGCGCTCGGTGCTGGACTTGCGGGATACGGCGCATGGCTGCACTACCCGCCGGCCGGGTTCATGGTGGGCGGCGGCGTGCTCGTCGGCCTCGCCATCGTCGGGACACTGCGCGGTAGCGCGTGATGGCAGGCCTGTTTGCGACCATGCTCGGCGGCGGAATGCGCGCGGCTGAGCGCGAGGTCACATCGTGGTCGCCGGACGACGACCGGTGGTACGGCGACCCGGGCGGTGCGGCGACCTTCGCCGGTCGGCGCGTGACCCCGGACATCGCGCTTCAGTTCTCGGCCTTCTATGCCGGCACGCACCTGCTCGCGAAGACGGTCGCCTCGCTGCCGCTGCGCATCTACCGAAAGGACCCGGCGACCGGGAAGAGCTACGAGGCGCCCGAGCACCCGCTCAACGACCTGCTGGAGTACCAGCCGAACGGGTGGCAGACGGCGTGGGATTTCCGGGCCATGCTGATGATGCACCTCGTCATGCGCGGGAACGCGTATGCCGAGATCATCGCCGGCCCCCGCGGATTCGCCGACCGGCTGGAGCCGATCCATCCCGACCGGGTCGCTGTTGACCGGCTGCCCGACCGGACGCTGCGTTACACGATCTCGGACGAGATCGGCGGCACGCGGCGCCTGCTGCAGGATGAGGTGCTGCACCTGCGCACCGCCTTCGCGCCGGGCTTGGTCGGCATCGGGCCGATCGCCTACGCTCGACAGACGGTCGGCCTAGCGCTCGCGACTGAGGAGCACGGCGCCCGCCTGTTCTCGAATGGCGCGCGCCCGTCCGGCGTCGTCACGGTGCCGAAAGCCTGGAGCGACGAGGCGTTCCAGCGCTTTAAGGAGGACTGGCGCCGGACCTACAATGGGCTCGCCAACGCGGGTGGAACGCCGATCCTCGAAGAGGGCGCTAAGTTTGAGGCGATCAGCCTGACCGCCGAGGACGCGCAGTTTCTCGCGACGCGCCAGCATCAGATCGAAGAGGTGTGTCGCTGGCTCGACGTTCGAACGGCACAGTCAGCCTACAGCTTCATAAGACATTGATTTGACTTGCGATTGGCCGCCTCTGAGCGGCCTTTTGCTTGGCCGGCAGGGCGTTCCCTGATCGGCGTCTAAGTACCTGAAAAGATTAGGAACGGCGCCATTGGGCGGCGAGCGGCGGCGGGCGAACGCGACATGAAGCGCGACATGGATGCGACGAGAGGCGAGCATGAGCAACGAGCAAAATTCCGATCTGCTGCAAGGCTATGAGGCCATCGGCAAGCATCTTCACATGAGTCCCGATGCGACAAGGCACCGGGTGAAGTCGGAGGGCATCCCGGTCTTCCGGATGGGCCGCATCGTCTGCGCCCGCCGCTCGACGCTGAATGCGTGGCTCGTCGAACGCGAGGCCAGGGCCGGCAAGCCGGAGGTCCGCCCCTAATGCGCGCGCCCTCAGTCCAGCATTTCGAGGTGGTGGTGAATGGGACCGCCATCGGGTCCGTCACGCAGCTCCCGTCCGGCGACTGGTTCGGGGACGTGGGCGGCGAGCGCCGGCTTGGGCCGTATCGGACGCCTACCGAGGCGCGGGCCGCGGTGGTGGCGCGAAGCGAGGCGCAGGCCGCCGCCCGCGACACGAAGCCGGGGACCGGCCCCGATGCGTGACCTCGGCGCCGTCGATGCCCTGTGGTTCGCCTCGCACCCGGAGGAGACCCACCGCATCCGCCCAGCGACCGAGGAGGAGGCCGCCGCCTTCCGAGTCGTGCGGCTGGCCTTCCCGAAGCTTATGACGGTGGTGCGCCGATCGGACGGGGCGAGCACGAGCGTCGCGGTCCCGGCCGGCGACGACATCGAGCGGGCGGCGGATTTCGAGCTGGCCGGCTGGTTCGATGCCGACCTCGACGCCGCGGCGGACCTTCCCCCTTAAGGCACCGCCTTAGAGCGCGAGCAACAGTTACCCCGCGGTCAGACCCTACCGAAATACTTCTCGGCCTCTTTGAAGATGACCGCGACGGCCAAATCCGAGGCAGGGGGGCCAAAACTCGCAATTTCCTCGCCGGCAGTAGTAGTTGTATTAATTATCCCGTGATCCGGATATAAGGTAATCACCAACTCAAAGATATCTGAGGGAGCCCTGCGAAACATGAGACGTTGAGCCCAAAACTTTCCTGTTAGATCTGATCTGATATGATATAGACCTGTCTCGTAATCCTTAGATAAAGATCGAACTTCGGCATCGATCTGCTGAACTGCCTCAAAGATTGGCTTATACAAATTCCTTAGCCGCTGAATCAGCATGGCCTCGGTTTCAACATCAGGTCTAATTGCTTGTGACGCGCTCGCGCGAAGCGAGGCAAGGCGGCTTTCGTTTGACATGGCTCGGTCCCCATTATTTGAGGTGGGCGGTCTGATCCTCGAAGAACGGGCGGTCAATCCCCTCCGTTTGAACTCGGGCGAAACTTACCGCTCGTTGGATGTCATGACCTATCGCGCAACCAAAGCGTGACAAGGCATGGTTTACCCGCATTTAGAGCGATGCACCGCCTACGGCTCGAGGGCCTTGAGGCGACGCCAAAATTTCGGCCCCGCGCGCCGGCACCGGCTCCTACGCGACGCGCCAGCGACGCACTCCCCGAGGAATTGGCCATGTCCGACCGCGAACCACCCCACCGTGGGGCGCTCGTGCCGCTCACCTATGGCGGCAAGCCCATCCACGACCGCGGCGAGATGGTCAGCCTCACCGACATGTGGCGGGCGGCCGGGGCGGACCCGAGCAAGCAGCCGGCAAAGTGGCGCGAACTGCCATCGACGCGGGATTTCGCGGCCCACCTCGCGGACGTAATTCTCCGAAAATCGGAGGATGGGCTGTTCGAGAGCCGGCGCGGCGTCGGCGGCGGCACCTGGGCGCACTGGCAGCTCGCCTTGGCCTATGCCCGATACCTGAACCACGACTTCCACGCCTGGGCCAACAAGGTGGTGCGGGAGCGGATGCAGGAGATGCACGAGGCGCCGCGGCTCGCAGCCAAACCCAGCGACCCTGAGATGGTCCTGCAGGTGATCCAGCACCTTCAGGCGCAGATCGCGGCGCAGAACCCCCGCGTCGCCGCGCTCGACCGGCTGGAAGGCGCCGAGGGCTCGCGCTGCATCACCGACACGGCGAAGCTGCTCAAGATGTCCAGGGACGCGCTGACGCGCTGGCTCGTGGCGAACCGCTGGATTTACCGGCGGCCCGGAACCGAGACGTGGTTGCCCTACCGGGACAAGGAGCAGGCACTGCTGCTTGAGAGCGTGCCCTACCACTTCACCGGCACGGACGGGACCGCGCGGGTGCGGATGCGCCTCCTTGTGACGCCGAAGGGGTTGGCGAAGCTAGCGATTTTGCTTGATTAGAACCGCAACAAGCCAGTCGCCTACCCAATTAAATTTTTGTCTCAATACCTTCCACTTCAGAGTGAATTTTAACCTCGGCAGCTTGGCATCCATCCGCATGTATGGGGCGACTAATTCGTCGAACACATCATTGAACTTGACAATTTCTAACGTAAATTTGTCTTCATCGTCTAACAGCTCTTGGGTTGCAAGATCGAAGCCTAAGAGTGCCTGCCTGCGGCCATTACTAGATAATCTGTTGGCCGCCCTCCAAGCTCGCTCAATTGCGATGATTACTTCTGGACCGAATAAAAATTTTGATTTCAAGCTACCTTGAGCTAGCCGACTTAGCACCGTGGAGTCGGCACCACCTGTGCCTCTCTGTATAATTTCCATTGTGGCGCTATTTACTAAGTCGTAAACCTCTAATCTTTGCTTAAATAAGTCTAGCACAACCTTTTCTTTTGCGGTCTGCCATTGCCGATATGCAATAAGACTAGCTATGCCGCCCGCCACTAAGGCGACAAACGGCGTTCCAATAGCCTGAACATAAGCTGTCCAATGGGGCTCTAAGGGCGGGCACATGCTGCTCTTGGTCCTGGGCTCGATGCCCACACCTTAGCCTTTATGGGCAAACCTAACCAAGCGACCATCTATGCGAGCAGCCCGGAGACGCGCCGATGCCGAACGCCAAAGGCGATCTAAGCCCCGAGGAAGAGGCCGAGATCGAGACGGTCTATGTCGAGGCCAAGGCGTGGGCGCTGGCCGCCGCCGAGCGAGCGGACCCGAATGCGGTCGCCTCCGCCCTGCTTCTGGTGGGGATGCACGTCTACGAAGATAGTTTGGGGACCGTGGCCATTGCCGAGCTACTGACCGAACTCGCCGAGGGCGCCCGAGCCAAGGCCGATGCCGGACCCTCCGGCAAGCACCGACACTGAGGCCCCGCCATGCCGATCAAGACGCTCGCGCCGAGACTGCGCGCCGCGGATCTCAGGACCGCCAAGCCGCCGGCCTACACATGGGCGACTCGCAAGGCGACGGAGGCCAATCAGGAGTTCTACCAGACGCCCGAGTGGAAGGCGCTGAGAACCCGCCTGACCCGAGAGCGCGGCAAGCGGTGCGAGGACTGCGGTCGCACAGGAACCCGCATCTACTGCGACCACGTGGTGGAGCTGAGGGACGGCGGCGCGGGGCTGGACCCGAGCAACATCCATCTGCGGTGCGGATCGTGCCACGTGAAGAAGACGGCGGACGCCCGCGCGAGACGACTCGGCCTTCGATAGCTACGCGCGCCTAGTCGCTAGTCTTCGCCCGTGTAGCTTCTAAGCGTGATAATGCCCTCCGGTGTTATGTTCGCGTCCATACGCTCAGCGGTAAATTCCACGAGCTTACCGTCAAGCCGATATGTAAGCCGCACCTCTCCTCCGTTCGCGAAACGGATATGATGGCTGCGAACTTTCTCAGTGCTATCGATGTTGTGATACAGCACTTCAGTAAGATCACCGATGACTACCGATTTTATTTTATCTAATTTCATTTTAACGGTGCCGAATTCATCGACGCTTATAGCTCCTGCAGTGGTTTGTAGCTCGACGGAGCCGTCCTCGCGCTCAACGCCGGTCACGTGCGGGCCGCTAATCTTCTTGTCGCCGTCTGACATTCGGGTCACTCCTCCGATGATTCGCTCTGCACTCTAGGATGGTGCGCATAAGAGGGCGAGCGCTCGTCGCATGGGGGAGAGGGGCAAAACTCGAACGGGTGAGGGGGTCGGCATCGCAGGGGTATCCATTCGCAGATTTTTTTGCTGTGGGGCGCGTGATGGGTGCGGAGTTGCTGCGGATTTGCCAATGCCGCGAGCGGTTTAGCCCTTTTGAAATCAGCGATTTTAATCAATTCGGGCAGCGGCTTAGGTCTGCTTTGACGCACCCAAGTTTGGCTAAGGTCTGCTAACTCTCAACTCCGCAGCAACTCCGCAGGGTACGCACCCGGTACGCGCCGGCTGAGCACTGCTTACTGGCGGCCTCGGTTCGCCCTCAACCGACCCCCCCCTTCCAAAATTGCATCGCAGTGCGCACGGACCTCCCCATCCGGTCCCGGTCCCTGATGCCTGCGAGATTGGACCCGCCCGCACCCATGACAGACATCGGCCTGCTCCGGCGGGTCGCCGAGCGCCGAGAGTCGGAGGCCGACCGCGAGGCGCTGGCCGACCGCCTTCGCTCCTACCTCGACGGCGCTTCCGCCGGGCTCAGCCTGGACGCGGCTTTCGGGCTCGTCCCTGGCGCGGGGTGCATTGCGTGGTGGCGCGTCGAGGCGCTGGCGAAGCGAGACGCCGCGCTCCGGGCGCTGGCCGCTCGCCACTACGACAGCCTGACGGTGCGGGCGCAAGCATCCGCGATCCGAGCCACGCTCAGTGCCTACGCCTCGGGGTGCTGGCGCTTCGATAGGGCCAGCCTATCGGCACCCATCACGTACATCGGCACCGAGCGCGAGATGCTCTTCGACGTGATGAAGGCGCGAGCCGCGGTTCCGAGCGCACGTCAAATCCGGCGCGTCCTCAGTCCCTAAGCGTGGGCCATCAACCCCCGCTTTTCATGGCCCACGCAGGCACTCAGGTTCGCAGCATGTACCAGCCGCCCCACCTCGCGCCCTACAGCATCCTCGACCGAACCGCCGTGACGGCGAGGGGGGTGATTGCCCGGCTGCGCGGCATTGCCGGGATGGGAGAGGCGCCCGAAACGACGGAGCAGGCCGCAGAGCGCCGCAGGTCGCAGCGGAGTGCGGCCGGGGCCGAGATAGCCCGGATCGAGGCCGAGCGCGACGCCGAGTTGCCCCGCCTCGCAGCCGCTGAGGAAAGGGCTCGGAAGCATCTCGAAAAGCTGACGCCCGGCTATCAGCAGGCCGTCGCGGACTTCGATCGTGCGCAGGCCGTGCATAGCCGCCGAGCCCACGATTTCGCCTATGCGCGCGAGCTGGCCGGCCGGCGGATCGTGGCGAACGCCGATCCGGTCATCGATGAGTTCCGGCAGGATCTCTTCGCGCTGTTGGAGGCCAACAGGCTCACGCCCATCGACCGCGACATCCGCCGCACGGATCGCTGGGACGTGAAGGCGCAGAAGTACGACTGCGAGGAGTGGAGCAACGTGCCCGCGATGAATGCCCGGCGCATCGCCATCCTCGACGCGATCAACGAGGCCGAAGGCATGAAGGGCGAACCGGATCAGACGGGCATCCGCGACCGGCTGGTGAAGCTCGTGGAGGCGCTGCCGGACAACACCGTTCTCACGAAGGTCGCAGGCTGATGAGCATTGATCGCATCCTCGCCGCCGCCGCCGCACAGCCTTGGGCGCTGATGCCCGAGAAACTGGCCGAAATCCGCGCCTTCTTGGAGCTGCGCAGCGAGGGCGTGCGCTTCACCGCCGCCGAGATCGAGGCTCGGGTCGGGCCCGGCCGGACGGGCGAGAGCGGTGTGACGGGGCCCGGCGCCGTCGCGGTCATTCCGATCATCGGCATCATGACTCAGCGCGCCAACATGCTCGACGCGATCAGCGGGCCCGGCGGCACCTCGACCGAGATGGTGGGGGCGCAACTCCGGCGGGCCATCGCCAACCCCGACGTCAAGTCGATCCTCTTAGAGATCGATAGCCCCGGCGGCTCGACCTACGGGGTGCAGGAGCTGGCCGACGAGGTGCATCGAGCGCGGGATCGCAAGACCGTCGTCGCGCAGGTCAACAGCCTCGCGGCCTCCGCCGCCTACTGGGTTGCATCCGCCGCGAGCGAGGTGGTGATGACGCCGGGCGGCGACGTGGGTTCGATCGGCGTCTACGGCACGCACAGCGACATGTCGGGTGCGATGGAGAAGGCCGGCATCCGCAAGACCTTCATCTCGGCCGGGAAATACAAGACCGAGGGGCATCCGTTCGAGCCGCTGACCGATGAGGCCAGGGACTACGCGCAGCGGCGGGTGAATGAGGCCTACGAGACCTTCGTCGGCAGCGTCGCCCGCGGGCGCGGCACGACCTCGGCGCAGGTCAAGGCCGAGTTCGGGCAGGGCCGGACGGTCGGCGCGCGCGAGGCGGTGCGGCTCGGCATGGTCGATCGCATCGGCACCATGCAGGACACCTTCCGGCGGCTGAGCACGGCCGCGCCCGTCGGCTCGCCGTCACGTGCGCTCGCACCCGCCGGGATGCTGGCCGCCGATGCCCTGGCCGCCTCCGGGCGCGACGAACTGCGCCGCCGCCGCCACCGCCTAAGGACGCTGTGACCATGCGTGAGGTCCATCTGTTCCCCGGCCACGCCCGCCGCGCAGAGGTGCTGACGACCGCGCAGGCCGCCGCGGCGCTGCCCCTCGCCGAGGGTTTCCACCACGTCCGCGAGGCTGCTGCCCGGCACGCTGCCGAGGTGCGCACCTTCGGCGACCACGAGGCGGTGATTGCGGCCGACGCCGCGGGGTTTGAGCGCGCCGTGACCGCCGCCGTTGCCGACCTGCGCGTCGATGCCCTGATCGCCGATCCAGAGGAGCTGCGGGCAGCCCGCGGGATCGTGGGCGACCTGTTCGCTGTGATGCGAGGCCGACGCCATGCCGAATGAGCCCAGGGGGGTCCATCTGGCTCTCGAAAGCCTCATGGCGCCCGAGCCGCGCCGCCGCCTCATCCAGGCCGTGGCCGACAACATGCTCGAGCGCACGAAGCGCGAAATCCGCGCCGCCGGGGTCAACCCCGACCGCTACAAGACCTTCCTCGACGGGCGACAGGTTCAGAACCTCGACGGGCTCAATCCCGACCACTGCACGATCACCTACCAGTTTCAGGCAGGGGTGCCGCCGGAGGTGGTGCATGGCTGCCTCGACCTGCTGCGCGCCAACTCGCCCGCCGTGACCGGCCGTTACCGCGAGTCGCACCGGGTCTATGCCGACAAGGCGGACGTGACCGACGCGCTGCCGCTCGCCGACGACAAGGCAGAGGCCGTCAAAGAATACGTCATCATGCCGACCGTCCCCTATGCTCGAAAGGTCGAGAAGTGGGATGGCGTCTATGAGGGCGTGACGGTCATGGCGCAGCGCCGCTACGGGAACTCGGCCGAAGTTTACTTCGAATTCCGCTCGCCGATACTGCCCTACGTTCCCGGCGCCTGGGGTAAGGCCGACCGCGCCGCACTGCGCGAGCAACCGAACCGCATCAAGACGATGCAGCGCGAGCGCGAGACGCGGCTGCCCTGCATCTTCATCCGACCCTTGGGGGCGTAACCATGTCAGGCGTTCGCGTCGAACAGCTTCGTCTCGAAGTCGAGACCCACGGCTACGACGAAGCAAAGCGGCAGTCGGACGGCCTCGCGAAGTCGCAGGACGGCCTCGCCAAGTCGAGCGTCTGGTCACGGGGGGTGTCGACAACACCTACACCGTGCTCACGAATGGCCGGCTGACCGAGTTCGGGCCCGGCCTCGCGCTCCTCCTGAAGGTAGACCGCGGCAACACCGGCCCGGCTTTTCTCGCGCCTGACGGCCTTGCGGCGCGCCCCTGGCTCGATGCGGCCGGCACTCCCTTCGCCGAGGGCCAGCTACAGGCGGGCCGCTTCGTCTGGGCGATCCCCGACCCGGACCGTAACGCGTGGATCTCCGACCTGTTCGGCGGTCTCACCGTGGCGCTGTTCGATGCCGTGATGCGGAGTTGGTGGATCTCGCTGTCCGATGACCCGCGCGGCATCGGCCCGAACGCGCCCTGGCGCAACGGCGGCACCGTTGGCTGGACCGGCGAGGATAACCCGGCCTTCACGATCACAAGCCCCGAGGGTCGCCGCCTGACCCTTCAGCTGATCCGCGAGGCGCTGCCGACCTCACCCGATGGGTTGCGACCCGGCGAGCCCTGGCTCAACGGCGAGACCATCGCCTTCGTCCCCGACCCGAACGCCTGACACCGTCGAACGCTCGCACCGAGGAAGCCCCCATGCGATCCATTCTCTTGCGCGCCCTGGTGGTCGGCGCGATCCCGCTGGCCTTGACGCCAGCCGTCGCGTTCGACCCGGCGAAGCTGCCGTCCCCGACCTACAACCGCCTCGGCGTGGATCGTCTGACGATCCAGGGCCCCGGTTCGACCGGCGACGCATCGAGCCTCAGCGTCCGCCCGCCGAACACGATCACCGCGGCGCCGCTGTCGGACCTGCTGAAGAACGTGCCCCGCGTCGGCGACGACGGTGCGGTCTCAATCCTCAACGGACCGACCCTCGGTACCTTCCTCAACGGGCGGTTCACGGCGCAGCCTGGCGCGTTGGTTCTGCCGCCAACGGACCAGGGGTCCAGCGGCGACGTGTCGGCCATGAGCGTGGTGCCGAACCCGGCGGCCCCCGACGCCAGCCTTGCCAAGCGGCTCCACACGCCGATCTTCGGCGGCCCCGTCACCGCGCCCAGCCTCACGCTGAGCGCGCCCGGCTCGACGGGCGATGTCTCGGCAATGAGCGTCGCCCCGAGCGCGACCGCGCCCGACGGCAGCCTCGCCAAGCGACTGCATACGCCGACCTTCACCGGCCGGGTGACGGCGCCGGCCCTGTCGCTGACGGCGCCCGGCTCGACCGGCGATGTCTCAAGCATGACGGTGGCGCCGAAGCTCGGCCCGCCCGCGGCTCCCCTCGACACGCTGCTCAGCGCCGTGCCGGTGCCGTTCTCGAAATACGGCCCCGGCGGGCAGCCCGGCGTCGATGCCACCGCGACGTTCGCCGCGATCCGCGCCGACACGACTTCGCCGACCGTGTTCCTGCCGCCGGGGCAGTACGAGGTCAGCGAGTGTCCAACGGATCATTACTTCCGCTCCAACACTACCCTGGTCGGTGCCGGCATGGGCCGGACCCGGATCAAGTTCACGGGCACGAGCTGCGCCATCAATCTGTTCGCCTGGGGTGGCGGGCGAGCGGACTTCGGCGCCCGCGACCTGACCATCGACTGGAACGGCGCCACCTGCGCGAACACGGGCGGCGTGTGCGGCGCCTTCTACATCACCGACAACACCCGCGCCCGGATCGAGAACGTCGAAATCGTCGGAACCACGGGCGACCGGTGGTTCCACGCCCAGGTCGTGGGCTCGACCAACGGCGTGCTCCGCAACAACCGCATCCAGCCGCGCGACTGCGTCGCCGACTGGCTCTCGAATACCGGCATCTTTATCGGCGGCAGCTACTCGCTGTCGTCCTATCGAACCGCCTCGATCTCGGGTAACACGCTGACCGTGGCGGACCCGCCCGACCCGACGAAGCCGCCCCACGCCATTAAGGTCGGGCAGGCCGTCGTGGGCGGCCCGTCCCTGCCGCGCGATCTCTACGTCACCGCTCTCGGCACCGGCACGGGCCAGGGCGGCACCTACATCCTCAGCAAGGCCGTGCCGGCCCCCGTGGCGAGCGGCACGCTTCACCTCACCTCGACCTACGGCTGGACGATCGAGAACAACCGCATCGTCAACACCAACATGAGCATCGACTCGCCGATGCACACGACCCGGAACAACGAGATCGGGCCGTTCTGCACCGGGCCGGGCATGAACACCTCGAAGCAGGCGACCTACCACACCAGCATCGGCGATTTCATTCATGACGGCCCGTCCGATGCGGGCGGCGACAGCCTCTACGACACCGGGCTGGAGTTCCACGGCGCGAACACGCTGATCGCCGACTCGCGGGTGTCCAACGTCTCCAGCGCGTGCCTGTCCTATTCCGGAGGGCGCACCATCGTCCGGGGCGGCAGCTGCGAGCGCTTCAACACCGGCGCGATCGAGGACTCGGCCTTCACGGGCTCGATCTCGGGCAGCACCCTGACGGTCACGAGCGTCGCAAGTGGCAAGATCCAGCGTGGCCAGAACGTCACCGGCTCAGGCGTGGTCGCGAGCACGATCAAGGCCGGGGGCACCGGTACGGGCGGCGTCGGCACCTACACGCTCGACAAGGAGCAGGCCGATGTCGCCAGCACCGCCATGACGGGGACGCTCACCGGCAACGGCGGGGCGCTCTACGCCTCCAACGGCGACGAGAACGGCTCCAACGCCTACATCTCGAACTACACCGTCCGCGGCAGCGGCACCGCGGGCGAGAAGGCTTGCTTTGCCGACAACGTCGGCGCCACGAACATCCGCATCCAAGGGCTCCAGTGCTCCGGCACCTCCGGCACCTCGCCCTACCGCATCTTCGGCGGGACGACGGTGGCGAACATCGGCACGATGTCGGCCCGAGGCCTGACAGTCTACGATGGCAACCCCTTCACCACCTCGCCGAAATACGCCGCGGGCATCGCGACCGAAAACGGCGGCGACCGACTGGTAATCGGCATCAACGACAGCCGCGTCGGCACGCAAATTACGGCGGATCAAGGGTCGTATATGCTGATGCAGCCGGGGTTCCTTCCCTTCCAATTGTATACCCGTGCGGCAGGGGCCGCCACCGCATCGTCTGTCCTAAACTTTACGCTGACAGGCGGTATCTATGCGAGCGACAATATCACGGCTTCCCGCTTCACTGCGGGATCGTCGGCCGGCGTCTCCTGCAACGGTCCGCCAACGGCGAATTTTCAAGTCACGGGCGGTATCGTGACCCGCTGCTGACAACACCTAGGTGCTGGCCCGCCCTCCCAGCGCCTAGTCCCTCCGCTTCGTCACCACGTATCCGCGCCGGCCCAAGCACTCGATCATCTCGGACAGCGCAGCCGGATCGATCTCGCCTGCCTCGCAGGCTCTCACCGCCCCGGCTTTCCCAACGATGACGACCTGGGTCTGGTCGGCCGGGCCCTGCCAGATGAGACGGCCATAGCCGGTCTCCAGCACGGTCGGATCTTGGTCACGCACGGGCCACATCTGCACCGCGTCGGCGATCCGGTGACCGAGGGTTCCGCCCTCAAGTCGCAATTCGCCGACCTGCTTAATATTCAATGAGATAAGAGAGATTTCCGTCATAAATTATTCTCCGTCCCATGCCGGGGGCGGATCTCATATCACAGAGTAGGTCGGGCGTCCTGCCGCAGCTTGCTCTGATCTCGCCTGCCGTCACCACCGGAGAGCACCACCATGTACGTCGCTGCAATCCAGCGCGCTCTGATCGCGCGCGGGTATGACGGGGAGGGCCGCTGATGGCCGCCTCCTCCATCATGACGCCCCTCGGCATCGCCGCCCTGAAATCCCGCGAGGGCGTCCGGCTGAAGGCCTACCTCGACAGCGTCGGGGTGCCGACCATCGGCTACGGGCACATCAAGGGCGTGGCGCTCGGGCAGAGGATCACCCAGGCGCAGGCGGATGCCTTCTTCCTCGACGATCTGGCGAGCCACGCCCTGCCGATCCTGTCGAGCATCAAAGTGCCCGTCGCGGATCACGAGCGGGATGCCCTGATCTCGATCGCCTTCAACATCGGTGTCAGCGGCTTCCGCGGATCGACCTTCCTCAAGCGGTTGAACGCGGGCGACCGCAGGGGCTGCGCCGAGGCGATCATGATGTGGCGCAAGCCGCCGGAGATCGTCAGCCGCCGCACCGCCGAGCGGGACCAGTTCCTTACGCCCTACAGCAAGGCCGCGCCCAAGGCCCGCAGCGTGGACGCCCGGCCGGTTAGCGTGCCGCTCTCGACGCTGACGCCGATGGACATGCCGCCGGTTTCCGGCCCCGTCTTCGCCCCCGCGCCGCGCAACCCTGGCGCGCCGGCTCCGATGCCGCCCTTGCCCCCAGCCATCGTCCAGCCAGCGCGGCCGTCTTGGAGCGACCGGCTCGTATCGTGGCTGAGCCGTCCGTGGTTCGGGTGATCCCCGCCCCGCACACGCTGCCGACGACGATCGCCGGGGCGCGGTCGGGGGTGAGCGAAGCCTGAGAGGAGATCACCATGCCGAAATTTCGCAAGAAGCCCGTGGAGATTGAGGCCGTTCTGTATTGCGGCCAGTTCAACACCGAGATCAGGCCGTGGCTCATCAGCGCGAATGTCCAATGCAAAAGCGATCACGCGATCATCCGCACCCTCGAAGGCGACATGAGATGCGAGGTCGGGGACTGGATCATCCGCGGCGTGAAGGGTGAACTGTACCCCTGCAAGCCGGACATCTTCGCCGCGACCTACGATCCGGTGTGAGCAGGGCTCGGTCATGTTCACCGCCGACCAGATCGTCGCCCATCTCGTCGGCGACTACCTCCTGCAAAGCCACTGGATGGCGACGGAGAAGACGAAGCGCAGCCTCGCCGCGGCGATCCACGCCGTCGCCTATACGGTGCCCTTCGCCTTCATCACACTTGACCCGCTGGCCCTCACGCTCATCGCGGCCCTTCACTTCCCGATCGACCGCTGGCGCCTCGCCCGCTTCGTCGTCTGGCTGAAGAACGGTGCCCGCGGCCCAGTGACGGCGACCGGCTACACCGACGACGTGCCGCCGTGGCTGGCCGTCTGGCTGCTCATCATCGCCGACAACGTGCTGCACATCCTCATCAACGGCGCCGTCCTCGCGCTCGTCTGATCCCCGCCGCCGGCCGGACCAGCCGCGCACCCCTCCCACATCGAGAGACACCCCCATGATCCGCGCGCTTCTTCTCGCGGCGCTGGCGCTCGCCTGCGTCGGTTCTCCGGCTATGGCTGGAGCCATCGGCGTCAGTACCAGCGAGCGCCTGTACGCCTATGCCGTGCCCGCCTCTGTCATCTTCGCGCTCGCCTGCTGCGGCATGATCCTGCGCGCGCATTTCCGCGGTCGCGTCCCGCCGCCCGACGCGCGCATCTGGCTCGTCCCGCTCGCCTTCATGCTGACCATGCTGGTGGGGCCGGCGCTCGCAGAGACCGTCACGGTCAACGGCCAGCCCGTGGTCATCCTGCCCTGGGGCGATCAGATCGCAGCCTTCGCCGTCGCTCTGCGTGAGCCGATCCTGACCGTGCTCCTGCCGATCGTCGCGGCCTACGCCGTCCAGGCCATCCGCCGGGTTTACCCGTGGGCCGCGCTGTTTCTGTCGCAGAAGCGGGTGGAGATGATGCTGGAGGCCGCCGTTGGCTACGGTCTCAACGCCGTCCAGGGCGCCGCCAAGGGCAAGACGCTCTCGGTCGAGGTCGCGGTGCCCGTCATCGCCAAGGGCACGCAGTACGTCATCGACACGGCCCCGGCGGCGGTCATCAAGGCGGCCGGCGGCAGGGACGGCATCGCCGCCCGCATGTTCCGCAAGCTCGATCTGGACGAGGGCGGCAGCGAGGCGACCGTGCTGGCGCCGGCTGTTGAGCGGATGGACCGGTTCCCGCCGCCCACCGCCGAGGAACTGCGCGACGCGGAGCTCATGACGCGAGGCTGATCCGGTGCTCGTCTCCGAGGCCGCCGCCCAAGCCCCGAACCCGCAGGCGGTCATCGATCAGACCGCCTCGTTCTACCTGAATCAGGGCGTGCTGGGCGCGACGTGCCTCGTCTTCATCGGCCTGTTCATCGGCGCGTGCCTCGTCATCCGGGCCCTCTACAAGGATCTGAAGAGCAGCCACGCCTCCGCGCTCGCGGCGCAGATCGCCGATCGCGAGAAGCTGGTGCTCGCCCTGAACGCGGCGGCTTCGGCTGCCGAGAAGGCGGCCACGGCGCAGGCCAGCCTCGCCTCCGCGCTCGAGACCAACAAGGACGCCAGCGAAGACCTCACGAAGCAGGTGGAGCTCGCGGCACAGGAGACCCGGCACGCCGTCGGCAACATCCTGGCCGCCATCAACGGCCTTGCCACGCAGGCCGCTCGGGGGCGCCCATGATCTGGAGGCGCGTCATGCTGTGGTTGTTCCCAAGGCCGCCCGCGCCCCCCGATCCGGCTGTGCTCGACGCGCTGCTGGCGCAGACCATCGAGGCGCAGCGGCGGGCTGGCGACGCGGCCGAGGACGTCACGCAGGCCGCCGACGACAACCGCGAGCATGTCGGGGCCGCGGTCGGCGCCCTTAAGGAGCGGTCGGCCGAGCGTCTGCGCCACCGCGGGCGCGGGCACCTGTCCAGCGATGTGCGCGCCGTCGTCGAGGCTACCCTTCAGCAGATGGACGAGCGCGCCCGCCACGGGCAGGAGAGATCGCGGTGATGGTCTACAACGAGGGGCCGACCGGTATTCGGCAGCTGCTCTACCTGACGGCTTTCGTGCTGTTCATCGGCTACCAGTGCGTCAACATTTTCGTGCCCAACGCCGACATGATCGTGGCGACGCGCATCCTCGCCGCGGCTTTCTACAGCGTCGTCGTCTACGCCTATCTCGGCGACGCCTGGGCCGCCGTGCGCCGGCCCGTGCCGACCAAGGCCGACTTCCTCATCGTCGGCATCTGGCTCTCGTTCCTGTCGCACCTGATGCAGACGGTCTACGCGGCAATCTACCGGCTCGCGGACGCGCCGCAGTGGCTCCTCAACGCTGAGATCGTGCCGGTGATCGTGCTGCTCTCGATGCTCGGCGCGGTGTGCCACGTCGCAGCGACCGGCTCGGTCAACGGCGAGGTGCCGCGCCGCAGCCGGATCGCCCTCGGGATCGGCGTCGGAGCGGCCGTGCTGATCGTCGGCGCCGTGGTGGCGACCCGTCCGGATATCGGCCCGGCGGTCGAGCGGGCGCGCCCGTGGATCGGCGACTGGTGGCGCACCGGGTTCGTGCCGGGCGGCATCCCGACCGGGCCGCCGCCGGCCTAATCCGCCCCACCCCTCCGCCCACCACAAGGCGCCCAGCTTCGGCCGAGGCGCCTTTTTCGCGTTCAGGCACAATCGCCTATCTGCGCACCGCGGCTTCCCGCATGAAAATCACGTCGGCAGAGCGCAAATATGGAATGTGAGAAGACGTTTGATTCTTGATCGAGTCCAATTTATATCCGAGCGGATAAAAGAAGTCCTCGAACTTCCAAATATTAATATGGTCCGTGGCATCCTTCGATATTCCCGCTTCGACCTGAATAAAGTCGATTGCGCCTGCGCTCAACATCGGGCCAAAGCCGATGAGGGCCTGGAAGTCGTCTCCTTTGGTGTCAATCTTTAAATAGTCGATATGAGAGACGCCGTTATCCGCGCAAAAGCTGTCGCCGCGAACCATGCCCACCTCAATTGAGTCGGGGGTCCCTGGCGGAACTAGTTTGTTGTTGGCAGAGTCTGGGCCAGAAATGGTTGTAATAAAAGCTCTCTTGTTCTCGGAACCAAGAGCTAGGTCGTAAAACTTCACGCGATCAGGCTCGCTGGATCTAGCAATATTTCCTTTCATTTCAACGAGTGTGCTCGGCACAGGTTCGAACGCCCAAACCTTTGCCTCTCTAAAAGCGCTCAGAAAGTTAGCCGTTACCAGCCCGACGTGCGCGCCGACATCAAAAACATTTTTGATTTTTAGCCTCGGCCACTTCTTCTTGACATATGCAGCAACATTGTCGTCAAGATCGCTATTTTGCAGTTGCGCCATGTTCGAACCTGCCAAGGATTTAGCCGCCGATTTAGCCGACGATGAAGCATTCCCGTCGGGTTACCGAGGGCCGCGCCACGGGGCAAGTCCGGTCGCGCTGGCTGCATTAGGCGCATCGCGGCTTCGTTGCCGCCGGGCGCCCGCGCGCAGCCTTCAATACGATCCACCGACGGAGACGCGCCATGACGGCGCTGGCTCCCCCTCGCGCTCTGATCGTACGGCTGCATAACGGGGGGCGTCAGGCCGTCACGTCGGGCCCCACGTGCTCTCCAGCCACTTTCGCTTGCTCTCCTCCCGTGCGATCTTCCCGCTCGTCGACTTGATCAGGAAGCCGCGCGGTAGGACCGCGACGTAGGTCGGGGCGATGCCGCAGATCGCCAGGACAGCGTCGCGTAGGGCGCTCTTGAGGGCGTTTTCGTCTGCATCCTCACTTGGCTCGGCCAGCAGCGACAGTCGGCCCGACCCGACCGCCTGATCGTGGGGCGCGCAGAGCAAGACACGACCGGGGGCGATGCCGGGCAGGCGGGACACCTCGTCCTCGACCTCGTGGGCGATGATGTTGCGGCCGTTGACGATCAGCATGTCGTCGTTACGGCCGTAAACGGTGAGCTGCCCGTCCTTCACCCGGCCGATGTCGCGGGTGTCGTACCAGCCATCGCGGATGCGTTCGGCGGTCAGGTCGGGCTGGGCGTGGTAGCCCTCGAACAGGAACGGGCCGCGCAGATAGATCGTACCGACCCCGCCCTCCGCCATGGGGCTCCCGTCCTCTCCGCGGACCTCGATCTCGACGCCTGGCAGCAGCGTGCCGGACGAGAGATAGGGCGAGTCGGCATCGCGCGCCGTCGGTGCCCCGAGATCGGTCTGGGTTACAGCGAAGACGTTCTCGGCCATGGCATAGCTGACGCCGAGTTTGTCCGGGCCGCAGCCCATCGCGGCGTAGCGCCCAGCGAAGGCATCGAAGCTCGCGCTGCGCGCCGGCTCCGAGCAACTGATCACCCCCCGCAGCGAGGTCAGGTCGAAGGTCCGCGCGCCGTTATCGGCCCGAACGATGTGGTGGAACGCGAAGTTCGGCAGCCAGACGAAGGCCGCGCGCTGTTGCTCGATAAGGTGCAGCAGCAGGGTTGGGTTGGCGACCCATTCCATGGCGTCGAGGCTAACGATCGGGTTGCCCATGATCGTTGGCATCAGGAAGCTCGTGATGAGGCCCATGTCGTGATAGAGCGGCAACCATGAGGCGATCCCGTCGCCCGGCTTCAATCCGATGCTGCTCGCATAAGCTTCCACGTGCCGCCGCACGGTGGCGTGGCTCAGCATCACCCCCTTCTTGTGGCCCGTCGTGCCCGAGCTGTGCTGAAGGAAGGCGGTCGCGGTCGGAACGGTCGCGGGCAGAGCGTTGACGGACTCCGCCAGCGTCTCGGCGGTGACGGGCTCGATCTCCTCGATCCGCTGGACCGGCACGGAATCCGGCAAGGTTCCCTCGAGCGCCCGCGTCGTGAAGACGGCGCCGGGGCGGACGCGCTGGAGCAGGACGTCCATCGAACGCCGAAACACCTCCGGGTCCTGCTTCGACGTGAGCGGCGGCAGGATCGTCGGGACGAGCCCGGCCAGAACGCAACCGATGAAGGTGGTGTAGATGTGCTCGGAATGCGGGAGCATGATGCCGACGATCGCGCCGCGCGGCAGGTGATCGAGGCGGCGGGCGGCACCGAGCGCGTGGCGCAGCATCCAGCCGCAATCCAGGGTCCGCTCGGCGCCGCGGCTCACGAACAGCGCGAAGCGTGCGTCGGGCGTGCACAGGGCCCGATCGACGAAATCGGCGAACAGGTTGGTCGCGGGCAGCTTCACCTGGGACAGGTCGACCGGGGGCATATTGGCCTCTGGATCGGGCGTGACCGCCGGCTCGGCCAGGGCCTGCGCGACCGCAGGCGCGCTCGACGCCGCATCGGGCGGCGTGTCCGGCTCATCCGAGGCGACGAGGCCGAGATGGCGCAATGCCGCGCGGATGGCCCCGACGGTTCTGGCATCGGCCGTGTCGTCGAAGGAGAACTGGATGCCGAAGACGGTTTCCAGATGGGCCATGATGTTGAGCTGGCTCAGGCTGTCCCAGCCATCAACGGTGTCCGAGCCCGAAGCCTCGGTGACGAGCGTCGGCGCGACCTTGAGGTAGTCGGCGATCGACCCCGTGAGGGAGATCGGGACGGTCGAAACCGTGTCCGCGGCCGGACCGCGGCCGTAGCTCCGGATCCCCATCGGCGCCGTGTCCGCCCCCGAATCCTCGTCCGCGGGCGGTGGTGCCGCCTCCTGCGCAGGCGGGGGTGGCGGATCGGATCGAACGGGTGCGGCGGCCAGCGCGGAGGGCGCCGGTTCGAAGGCGACCGGCGCGGCCACACCGGGATCGAAGGCGATCGGGTTGGCCGGCAACCCGTCGAACTTCGCCACGGTGGTGAGGTAAATGTGTCCCGCCAGTGCCCGGTAGATCGGATTGTCGAAGTGATCCATGTCGGGAAGCTTGTAGAGCTTCGGCGGCAGCTCAATCGGCGGGATGATGGTGATTCCGGACCCGGCCATCCGCTTGGCGAATAGCGGATAGAATGTGCGCGCCCGTTCCTGCCGGAACGGATTGCTGTCGGCATTATGATAATGCGTGCAGAAGAACACGATCCGCGCATGGGGCTGCAACGCCCTTAAATATTTGATGATTGTCGCCCAGCTCTCGACCGAATCCTCGGTCTCGATGAAGGGGGTATATTTGCAAAGCGGCCAGAACTCCTTGAGTCGCGCGCTTTCCGCTACGGGAAAGTTCACCTTGAACTCGCCGAGGTCAGCGTTGTTGTAGTGCACCAGCTGATGGCCAATATCTCCCAAATTATCCATCATCAGTAGATCGAATTTTTCGTAGACCAAATTGTGTATAAAGGGCTTCGTCTCCGGCGGCAGATTGTTTCGGCCTGACAATTCCCGATAGTTCTCGGCTAGTGCGCCGTCGAGCCATGCTTCTTTCGGATGGCCCTGGTACGAAAATAACTCTCGAAGTTTTTCAAATTCTGGAAGCTTGCTCCGCTGCTCAATGAAGTACTCAACGAAGTGATCGCTACGAACTATGCTGACGGCGTTGAGCCTCGCGCAGCCAAGATCGGTCATCAAAGCTGTCGGAAGGCTGGACAGACACGTTCCCAGCGATGCGATTTTGAGCATTATCGTAATGAACTTCTTCGCAGATGATCATGCCTCGGCGCGCACGGTGCGACGGGCGGCTTTGTAGAGCATGGTTCCGCGAGCCTTAAAAGGGAGGCTCCTTCTAGAGTGAGGCAGCCTTCGCGCGCATCGTCGATAATGCCGTCGCCCCCCCGCCCGCTGCAGGCGCCCGGCTTCTGCTAGGCGCCTTTTTCGTTTCAGGCGTGCAAATTGCACTCTGCTCCCTGGCAAACCCGCTGCCCCCAGGCCCAGCCTGCGGGCCATCAAATGTTCCCTCCGCCGGCGTCAACCGGCGTGGGACCATCTGGTATCGCGGCGCATCCGGAGAAGCTGAATTCCTTAATTTGCTGGCGACAACCAGGGCGTTAGCGACCTGATGCCGCCCATTCGGCGCAGGATTGCTTGTACTCGCCGATGATGGACTCCAGGCTGCTCGTAGTGAAGTTCTGCTTAGAAAGCAGAAATTGCGGGTACTGCGCTGTAGCGATCTCGTATAAGCGCGAGGCGAAAGGCTTCTCAATCAGGCGTGACTTGGTACGCTTCCAGCAGATCACCTGATTAGGAGCTTCGGCGGATATGCGCATCTCGATCGAGGGAAAGAAGGTCTCAATGAGGTAGAGCAGCTTAAACACGTCCCCAGTCCAGCCGGTGTAGCTTCCGTCGGTCATTGGCACGACCTTAAGCCACAAATCCAAGTGGAGAGCTTCGCACCAGTTGGCCGGCCGAATGTCGTCGATAATGACGACGGCGTCGTTCTTAGTGAAACTCATAACGTTGGTGAAGTCACGCAGCGTCTGCTCGGCAGTATGCAGACCGTCGATGAAAGCCACATCAAACGGCTTGCCGATCTCAACATGATCGGCAAAGTATTTATCCGACGGAATTCGAAACATTTCAAAATCTTCACCGAGAAATGATTCGTCCTCAAACTTGGGCTGAGGATCAACGCCGACCCTCCAATCTGCCTTAATCTCTTTAAATGTAAGACCTTTCTCAACGCCAATTTCCAAATAACGCGGCTGGTCAAACAGAGACAGGAAGCTGTTGATTAATTCGGGCCGCTGCATGGTGTCCCCCGCCGTTATTAAAAACGAATCATGCCTGGCTCGGGTGGTACGGAAACGCCTTAAGGAACGCAAGCGCGCGGCGCGGGGCCGGGCGGCTCCTGCATCACTCCCTTTCCACCCGCGCCAACACGATCGCCGTTCGGGCCGCGCTCCACTTGGTCGCCAGGCCACTGTCCTTGTCGCCGAGCACGGAGGCCGCGAACGCGCTGGCCTGAACGGCGGCGCCGAGATCAACCACGTAGCCCTCAGTGAGTGGCGCCTTGTCCGTCGCGCCGTTGAGCACCGCCTTCACGAGGCGGACTACATCGTCCTCAGTGACGGTTTTCGATTTGTAGAGGTCGGAGACGGTGGGAGAGGATTCGGCCATTCCCCGACGCTATCGCTTCCCTTGGTCCTTGGCGACGGGGGAGGGGAGGTCAGGGCGCCTCGGAAAACGCAGCCCATGCTTGCTGTCGGGCAACCAGCCCCGCTGCGATGTGCTGCTAGGGTGTCGGTGCGCTCGGATGCAGGGCCGAGACTGCCAGAGCCATTTCCCTCCGGTGTGGTGCCCGTAGACCTTGTGGGCTCGACCGCCGCGCCGGATGCGCTCCAGCCATTCGCGCGTCGTCATCCAGACCTCAGTCTGGTCCCACGCGAGTGCCTCAAGCGGATGGGTCATCGAGCAAGGGCGCCGAAAGTCGGCGTGGTAGTAGCTCGGCTTTCCGGCGATCGCAGCCTCGGCGCGCTGGATGCGCCGCTCTCGTCGGGTCGTCATCCCTCAGCGCCCTCCCGCAGGAGGAAGGGCGGCGACCCCGTGGAGATCGACCGGCGGCCCCAGATAGACCGGCGGCATGGCCTCGGATCGGACGTAGTTGAACTGGTCCGCAGTCGGGTCCAGCACGCGCCCGTCAGGCAGCCGCAGGAAGAAGTGGTTGCATTCGCCGAGATCGCTTTCGGCAAGCTCGGTCTCGACGCCGTACATGCGCAGCAGGGCCTCCAGCGGCGCGCTCACGGCCCAGCACATCATGCGCGGAGAGCCGCCGTCGAGGATGCCTTCACGGAACTCTGAGGCGAACCAGACAAGCTGCTTGTCGTCCATCGTTCAATCTCCTGCCTTCAGGGTTGCGAGACCGGACTATTGGTGCGGCGGCCCGCGCCGGACCTTCTTCTTCCGCCCTTCGAAGGATGCGACGTTGCCGTCATCGAATAGCTTGTCGGCGTCACGAGCCGGGTCGTAGCTAGCGCAGGTGACGCCTAGACAATTGTCCCACTCGTCCAATCGAGTTCTATCGCTCAGAGCCGGGCACACCGTATATACCCAGCCGCAAGCATCGCATTTAAACCGGTCCACAGGCGTACCGTATTCGTTTTTTTCTGGTCCGAGATACATCGCCTAATCTCCTGCCTTCAGGGTTGGATCGGGGTGGGGCGCTCCGGTTTCAGGGGAGGGCGCTGGCCCAACGGCATGATCCGCCAAAGCCTCAAGCTGCTCCCGGCTCAACTCGGGATGCTCGATGCCCATCTCGCCGATGATCCAAGATCGGCGCTGGGCGTGGTGCTCGGCCGGGGTCATCTCGCGCTGGGCGGCGCGCTTCAGCCTTTCCAGCAGGGCGGGGTCTGTGGTGATGCCGGCGAATGGATCGGGGAGGGGGTGGGCGTCTCCCTCTGCGAGGGGCGGGGTATCGTTGGGCGTCCCCTCTGCGAGAGCCGGGCTCTTGCCTTCGGTCAGACCCTTCGGTTCTGACCCCTTCGGGGCGGCGATCCCTGACGCGGGCGCCATGTATTTGAGCGTGGACTGCCACCATTCGGCCTCGCCCAGCCGGCCGTTGCAGTAGCCGCCGGACCACGCCGCATCGTCGCCGATCGGCGTGTAGGTCAGGCCATCTTCGCTGATGCCGTCGTCTCTCGACTTCTCGGCGGCCATGCGCTTGCGCCAGTAGGCCATCTGGTCGTCGGCCTTGGCGCGGAGGGTCTGCATCTGGGTCTCAAGCCGCTCGGCAACGCGGCGCCACGAGGTCGCCTCTTCCCGCCAGCGCTGCCGATCCGCTGCGAGTCGCAGGGTGCCGTCGAGGCCCTGCTTCATCTGCCGAACCAGCGCGTCGGGGTCGTGCCCTTCGGCAACAAGCTCGGTACGTAGCTCGTCACCGCTCATGGCGAGGATGCGGTCGATCTCGCGGTCGCCAGCCTCGTGGCAGTCGCGGGATTGGGTCGCCTTCTCTGTGCGCATGGTCAGATTGTTCCACTGTGCAGGAGGGGAGACGAGGGCCGAGAGCATCGGTCATCGGCCGCGGCAAAGGCCTCGGGGTCATCCGTCCAGCGCGTCGCCGAGCCTTTCATGCCGGGCCAGCACATCTGGCCGCATCGCTCGCAACAGCGCCGAACGCTGCCGTAGGGCTGGCCGCGCTGCGTCACGAGGTGAAGGGGCTCGACGCCGCGCGAGGGATCGAAACCCGAAGGGGCGGGATGCGGAGCAGCCCGATCCGTAGGATGAGAGCCCGACCCCCTCGGGGCGCGCCCTGAACCTCTCTCACTCACGATTGGCCTCCTCTCGCTGAAGGGGGAGGGGACGGGGAGAAGGATTAGGTGCCCGCGGCATGACCCCGAGGTCCACGAACCGTGGGTCGCCGAAGCCGGGAAGCACCAGCGTCCAGGCGCGGCGACCGTGTGGCTTGGAACGGCCGGGTCCCTCGACGACGATCCGAAGGCCGGCCGCTTCCTCAATCCGTCGCACCAAATGCTCTGGCTCGCAGGCATGCTCGACCCACGGCACAGCCAAGAGGTCAAGATCGCGCGTGAACGACCCGTGCATCATCAACGCGTAGCCCTCGGCCCATGCGAGGCAGCGGGCGATGGTGAAGATCTTGGCGTAGTCGGGATCTATGACCCCGTAGGGCAGCGCGTCTGCTGGGGCTGTTGCAGTGACCTCACTCACGGCTCCCCTCCCTAGCGAGAGGCGCGGGCCGGGCGGAGGGGTCGGAGGCCTTGCGTAGTGCTCGGATGCGCGCGCGCTCTTTCCGCTCGGCCTCGTCACACTCATCAAGGATTGGGAGCATTGCTGTCCGCCGCTCGGCAGGGGTCAGGCCGTCGTAGTCGGGCGACCAAAGGAAGCCGATAGTCTCGGCGGCCTCATCCAGCAGCGCGCCATACTGGAAGGTCACCTCGTCCCAGTTCACGCATCCAGACAGGCGAAGGGATGCGAGGTAGCGATCCGCGAACGCGTGGCACGGCTCACACATGAGGCCAGAGACGAAGCCCTCGTCGGAGGCGCCGACCTCGCGCACGTAGGTCTGCCCAGTTGCAATTACCTCGCCGCACTCAGGGCACGTCCGATCCATGCGGCTGCGACGACGGGTCGTTGTCCAAAACTCGCCCAT